CCTCTGCCGCCGCTTCCCAGTCGTCTGCGAATGAGTCTGCAGACTACTCTACGCTCTCTCAGGCGTGGGCGGTTAAGATGGACGGCAAGGTGACTGAAGGCAACGTCCCGGACGGAACGGAGGTTGACTACTCATCGAAGTACTACGCTCAGCAGGCGAAGGCTAGTGCGGATGCGGCTGATGCCTCTGAAGCCTCTGCGCTCTCTTCGAAGAACGCGGCGGCATCGAGCGCGGCGGCGGCCAAGACTAGCGAGACGAATTCGAAGGCTAGTGAGACTGCGGCAAAGGCTTCACAGGATGCAGCGGCGGCCAGTGCATCTGCGGCAAAAACGTCGGAGACTAATGCCCTTTCGTCTAAGAACGTAGCGGCTGCGAGCGCAAGCGCGGCTAAGGCTAGCGAAGCTAATGCCAAGACCTCGGAGACCAATGCCAAGACGTCCGAGACCGCGGCGTCTTCGTCCAAGTCTGCGGCGGCGTCCAGTGCGTCGGCCGCAAAGGCTAGCG